TGTTGTTGTAAATGCTAGACTTTTCATTGTAAATTTCTACCTCACGTGCTTTCAAAAAATATTTATGACGATACTCTATTGCTTTTAGACTTGTGTTACGTTTTCCTTCCCACTCCATACTAGTGGCATCAGGTTCCAAGTCAAAAGTATTAAACAATACCTTTTTATAATTCTGCCAAAGATTCATTTTGATGCTTTTTTTATATCATCATGTAATCTTTTAGTTGCATATTCCTTCATATATTCTTCTCTACCATCTTTAATAAAGACTTTCTTATCATAATCAAAGTTAGGATGTGGTTGAGCATTTTCAAAAGGATTCTTAGTTGCATTTTTCAATACAATGAATTTATCTTTTGCAAATGTTCCTGCAATCTGCACTTCAATATCGTCACCATCTTTCCAGTTTATTTCTCCTTTTAGATTAGTGTGAAGCATTGCTTCTTGTATTTTGTCAATGAGTTCTTGTGTTAATTTCATTTTTTCTTTTTAGGATAATAAACTTCTACATAAGATTCACACTTAGGGCAATGGAGATTAGTTACGAAACTATACTCCTCCGCATACTCACATTCATTATCACCTCCCCATATCAGTTCGGTGTTGCAGTGCCAACAATTCATTTTTTAAACACTCCCATCTTTGTCAAAATGTACAGCGACAATGCTGTCCAAAAAATAATTTCTAGTCCTAAGTTATTCATTAGTCGTCGTGGTCATCCCATTGATCTGATAGATCTTTATTATTAAAAAATGCTCTGTATACTCCATACCCTGATAGCAATACCAAAACTACTAAAAGTGATATACCAAACGTTTGGTTTGGATCAGCATTATAATGCGGTATGAGTGCATTGCATTTAGTCCAAGTGCCTGGTAATGTATAGACGGGTGGACAAGATAAAAAAATCATTCTTTAGATCTCCGTTGTTTAATCATTCTAACATAATAAAAAATATATGCAACTTATGAGTGGGGATCAAAATATCTGATCATCCAACCTGTTCCTGCTATTAATAGAACGACTGCGACTATAACCCAAGTCATTTAATTCTCCTCTGGTAATTGATCCATCATGTTTTGGACGTTTTCTTTTAAAGTATCATAGAATTTAGGTCCTATATCTTCTGGTGGCATACCTAACATAGATGCAGCATTTTTTACTTGCTCAACTAGTTTCTTTGCCTCAGGGTCATCAGACAATGTAACACGCATGTACATGGTCTGCTGTATTTCAATTAACCTCATCATTTTATGAAGTTGCTCTCTTTTTTCATCAAGGGATAGAACTAGTCCCATCCTATTGATTTCCATATAAAGCTCTCCCATATCTCGTAATTCTTTCTGAACTACTTCAGATTTGAAGAAATTGCTCATACAAATTGCTCCTTGATTATACTCTTATATTTACCTTTATCTATATTGACAAAGGGTTCGTATTTCACTACCCTGTTACGAAGTGGTTTCCATACAATTTCTTCTTTGATAAGTTTATCAAAATTTTCAATGTATTTAAAAATCTGATTAAAAATTACCAAAGTTTCTATACTAATCTTACCACCTAAGTGTGCTTTTAGCAAGGGTGGGTGTACTCCATCTATTATAAACAACTTATCAAACTTCTGCGAGATATCATAAAGCGTAGCAACATCTTCTTTAAATCTATATGTCATAGATTGTTTTCTTTTGATATACTCTTGATAATTTTTTGCTCCTTCTCTTACAAGAGTTGCAGGATATACTTTATCTTCCATACACATGTTAGCTACGAAAAATTCACGTAACTCTTCTTCCTTAAATGTTCTGGAAAGTTTTACAAAAAAGAATTTATCTCTTCTACTATCAAATGAATGTTGAGATGCTTTTGCAGCGTTACCGTACTTCATATAATCAAATGAATCGGTAGTAAAATGAAGTTTTAAAGAGAGGTACATCTTATATACTTCAATTCCACTCACAGTTTTAATAATGCCTTCGATGTTCTTTTCATGTAATTTAAACGTTGAGCATCATACTTCAACTTTTCTTTTAATGGTTTAGATATCAATTTGTTGATACCATCCATTTCTATGTTTTTATCTTCGCAAAATTGTACTATTGCCTCAATATAATTAAGGTCACCTTCTTTTACGATCTTTTCTATTTCTACCGAAAATTTGGCAGACGTCATGAAGTTCTCTTCAAAAACTTCATCAATTTTACCACTCGCCATATGCGTCTCTGTAGGAGGAGATATACTCATGTAATTTACGAGCATACTTAAACTTGTCATAGATTTCAAATACTTGAGGTTCGCCTGTTTCGCAAGCGATAATTGTTACGAGTTTCTTTGGCATTAATCCAGTTAACTCTTGAAACATTATAGCATATGCTGTCTCTTGTGCAAAGTAGTCATGTATCCACTCTTCACGTTTGTACTTACTTGAGGTTTTAAAATCTATTATTGATAACTCACCATTGTATTCTGCAATACAATCAACTCTACCAGCTAACTTAAGAACATTAGAGAATAAAGATTCCTCAAGTGCGTGTATGTTGTTAATACTATCTAGGTAGGGTTTAATCTGGTAAAATAACCCCATTGATAGTGTATCATCTTTATATTTACTTATTGACTCGTTTGACAGATATAACTCACATAATTTATGACACTTGTTACCTCTGATAGATGCACGTTTAGATATGGCATTTGCTTCCTCTTCACCAACTTTCTTTCTCCATTGGAGAATTGAATCTTTTTTCTGATGACTTGTAATTGTAGTCACTGAAGGATACAGAGAGTCACCAACACGATATCTTCTACCGTTTGGTGTGTTCTTTGCTATTAGATTCGGAAACGAATGTGTGTTTACGTGGTTAAATTCCAAGATTAATTTTGCTAATCAAATAAGATTTGACTAGACCTGATCTCACGATATCATCTATGCCAAATTCAATACTTTCAAACTCACTCATATCATCAATAATTTTCTTAAAATCCATGATACCAGTTTTTTCGTGTGCCTTAATAAGGTCACTCTGTGCTGCATCACCAGCAAAGATAATCTTACTGTTAACACCTAACCTTGTTATTATACTATCTAACTCGTGAAAGTTCAAGTTTTCAGATTCATCAACTAAAACAATAGCATTGTCTATAGTAGTACCACGTATGAATGATGTAGACCAAAACGATACTGTGTCCTGTGCTTTAAGGTTAGAGTAAAGCATTTCAAACGATGCATCATCAGGCATTTCAAACATATAACGCACCATATTCTTGTATGGTATCTGATATAGGTTTGCCTTGTCTTCATGGTCGCCAGGTAAGAAACCAATCTCTCTGGTAGGCACTAATGACCTAACAATATACAACTTATTATATGGTGACTGTTCATCTAATATATCTTTTAATGCCAAATACATGGTAATGAAAGACTTACCAGTTCCTGCTGCACCAAACAAGAATAGATGCTTATTTTTCTCCCACGCATCAAAGACTTGCTCTTGTGCTGGTGTTAGAGGTTTAATCTCTAATAAATGTTCTGTTCCAATTGGTTTACGTCTCATTTGTCTGGTCGATAATCCAACCATTGTCGGTTGTTTCTTACTTTTTACTGGCATTAAATTTTGTCGAACTTAGCGTAGGGATGATGTTTCTTGACGTTATTGAGACGATCTTTGAAACCTTGTGGTAATTTGTTTTGGTAGTCACCAACTCCACTGACAGCAGATGCTATTCCTGCTTGCCAGTCTTTATCCCAATCTGGATTATTTTCTCTCCACTCTTCGTATTTTGCAAGTGAAAGGTTGAGAACCTTAGTTTCACCAGTCTTTAAATTTTTCACATCGTATAATGCCATTATTTAAACTCCCAGTTCAAAGCGTTAGTAACAACAGGAAACTGTTGCTTAAAGATCGAACGTACTTCTTTTACTATGTCCATATGTTCTTGTTGCGTACCATGTGCACTACGTAAATCTATATAGTGAATCCAAGACCGAACACTTCCTGTCATATAGATACGGGTCGGTGTTGCTAACGGGAGAACCATTCTCGCACATTCCTTCGCAACACCCTCACGGATGAGTTCATTGTAGAGATCAACTCCCTCAGCGAAATATCTTTCAATCTGGTCTTGTAACCTTTTCGTTTGTTCTTCTGGTATATCATCTATGCTATTTTGCCTATTTTTACTATCTTGTCTACGTAATTCTGGTGCTGGAATACTTCCCAATAAATTAGTGTTTGCATAACGTTGACTAAACTCTTGAAATGTAAATGATCTATGCCTTAATATCTGTGCTGCTATTGCTCTCGTTGTCTCTATCTCTAGAGTCATATGTGCTTGCTCGAAAACTGACCAGTGACCGTGCTTGACACAGTAACCTAGTAAACCAGCTACTACTGGATTGGTTTGATTCTGTGGGTTGCTCACTCTTGCTATGTAACCCATGGTTTCCTCTGCCCTTGGCGTTACTGTCACTAAACTTACTTTCATGTTTTCTGTATAATTTTGCATATAGTACTTCTTGAGCACTATAAAGGTTAGGTTGTTTCTTTGCTCTTTTTATTAATTTTTTTGCTGCTTTTCGACTGTTCATGTATAACTTTAAATCCTTTCCATTCATTTAAAACATACTGAGTTCCCTTGGGATAGATGTGATTAGCTTCAAAATACAAAAGAAAACTACGCATAGTACTAGTAAGCGTCGAACGTTCATATTCTTGTAGAACATCTAGTAGGTGTATACTACTATTTATTAGTGTGATCATAGAGAGCATCGAATATTTCGTCTGCAAGGTCGTCTAGATCTTGCGTTTTAGAGTCAAAGTTAAAATCTAATCTTTCACCTTTAAACAAATCATTTGCTTGTTTTGAGATAAGATTTTTGATCGAAGAGGTTTGGTTGACAGTTTCCTTGACACCATCCGATTTCTTTGAGTTTGGTTCCATCTCTGAGTTTGTCATAGTAGCAATTAAAAATGTCCATCTTTATACCCATAACAATATCATGGGATTCTTTGACTTCATCGCTATCTTTCTTTTTATCTAAGTAAGTAACGATCCAAGCATTAGTGGGTAACTTTTTGTTTTCGGATAGTTTTCTGTCGCAATCAATATTGAGAAATATAAGAGAGTATTTCTCTTGCATTGCACCTATTTCATCATTACTATCCCATATCATCCTCTATTTCCCCATTCTATTTGTGGGAATGCTTCAGATACTACTGCTTTAGTGATGCGATACTTTGATTGTATGTCCTTATTACAAGCACTTACAAGTAAGTTTGCTTCATCTTCAGTAAGACCCTCTAAAAGTTGAACAAATAGTTGTTCACGTCTTATACCCTTTAAGGTATTGTCCCCACCTTTAAAGTATCTGTAAAGACCTTTATACTCACTGTCAAGACGAGTATGTTCAGTTCCTACGGGTGCATCATTAGGTGTAAAAGGTACATCACCTTCGGGTAGAAGAAATTTTAATGATTCATCAAAATTAATAATTAAGATTGCACGTAAACCATTATTATTATACTCTTGTAGTAAATCTACTTTTTCTGCTTTAGTTTTAGCAGATGATACTTTTTGGAGTATTTCAGTTAACAATGCATCTTTTGGTAATTTTTTTGCCATTTCAATTCACAGTTTGGTAATATTATATCAGTCTTCTTCATCTTCGTCAAGTAGATCTTCTGGATCAGTGAAGCGAACCGCTAAGAGTTCCTCTTCTACGTATGAACCATTGCCATCTAAAAATTCTGGATGAAGGTTATTTAACTGACGTTTGTGTGTGTGGGTGTCCACAGCGGATTTGTAAATCCAACCTACGATCCCGCCCATGATGAATGCTAGTATCATTCCTGCAGCGGAGAAAAATAGGAGTATGTTAGTTTCCATTTGTGTCCTCGTTAATGTCTAGTCTGACACGAACTGACCACTTGAAGAAGCGGAAAGAACGATCAACCGTACTGGGTAATGGTATCCTCCTGCTTCTTGGAAGCATAACTTCTATGCCTTTATTTAGTTCTAGTTCTTTTGGGTGTTTTCGCCTTTTCGTAGTTCCACGCATCACTTAGTATTCCATATAAAAATTTCCTTATCTTTCTAGCATCATCTGTAGTTAAATCGGGATATGCCATTTTAATATCTTGACCACCATGTTTGATATAGTGGTCTAGATCGTCTATTGTGCAAGATATGTTTCCTGCTGTTCCAGATGCGACAAATCTGGAAACGTCACTTTTCTTATATTTGTTTTCTTCAAGAAACTGCATCATCTTGAATGTATTACGACCTGTCTTGAGCATTGCTCTGTCATAAACTGCTTCAATGATATCAACTAGTGTGTCTTCTGGATCCATCTAATAAATTGTGTTCTTTTAAGTATTTTACTGTATCGGTGCAACCACCT